ACCTTCTGAAACATTATTTTCGCTTTTGAATAATTCTGTTTGAAGAGGGTCAAACATCAAACTTAAATAATAATTACTTCTAACAATTCTATCATTTAAATCTGACGTAGCATACTTTACATCCAAACTTCTATCATCACCAATATAAGCCATTCCTTTTGGTGCTTCTAATCCTAATAAATTTTTTACACCGCCAGCAAATTTATCTGCAAAAGAAAAAATCTTAGATGATTGTTGTGATCTTGCACTTGTTGTATAATTTGGTGCATACTTAGAGAAGGACAATAAATCAAATAAAATTTGTTTTTGTCCTTCACCCATATATTTTACAAATTGATCGGATGGTTTTGTTGACCTTTTGGGTCTTCTTTGTATACCAATTAATGATCCTAACGCACCTGTAACATCTTGAAAAACTTTACCTAATTCTGTTTTTGATTCTGGTCTATAATTAACTGGATTAGATGGATTACTTAAATAATCACCCGGTATTTCACTAAATGGAAATTCAACACCCGCAACTGTTTGTAAAAAATCAACAGCTTTTCCTGGTATTGTTGAGGCAACTGTGATCTGATAATTTTTTTCTATTAATGGTTCTTTACCCGTAATTAAATTAATGGCGGTTGATGTGTTTCCATTTAACGCGTCTAACAATCTAACTTTACCGAGTGTTGATCTTTCTAAATTTTGTTGTATTCTAGATAGAACAGGACCTGTTTTATTATCTCTAATGTGTCTTGCTGCAAATTTGTATAATTCTGATTCATTTTCATAATTTTCATTTTTCATAATACCAATTAAGGTATGGTTTTGAGAAAGAAAATATGGAGAACCATCAGAATAGTATAACGATAAATTTGATTGTCGTGGTAACTCTCTCAAATCTTCAGTTATAAAAAATTCTTGGGGTTTGAAAGTATTTTTAGATTGTGTCAGTTGTAGTTTTTCGTCCCTTGCAACCTCTACGTCACCCGAAGTTTTTACCTCTGAATCATTTAAACTTTTTACAATATAAGAACTCTCACTAAATGAAGATGGTCCATTAATGTTAGATAAATTCCTTTTTAGAATTTTATCTCTTAATTCTTTTGTTGTATTAAAATCTAAATAACTCGGCATTTTATATAAATAGATTTATCTCTGTTTTATTGTGATGTGTATGATCTTGGGTCATATGAAAACATATCATCCATCATAGATGGATTTTTTAACAACATACGTCCCATCTCATCAAATACGGGTTGTATTGAACCTATTGTATGTTCGTGTTTTACTACTTTTTGTTTTGTGTTTTCTGATTTTGATTCTTGTTCTTTTCTTTTGTTTTCCGCTTCTTGTACATCGATGGCGTCTGTTTTTTGTGTTGCATTACCTTTAGAAGTTTTTCCTTTTTTATCTTCATTAAAGAACTCTCTAGCCATTTTAGTAAAATCTGTAGTACCATCAACCACACCTTTAGCCATTTTAGTAGTTGTTTCAGATACAAATTTCTGTAAATCTTCACCTGTTAATCCTGCTGCTCTACCAGCTTCTTTAAATGCTCTTGTAAATTGACCTCTTGCGGTTGCCGCCATAAAAGCAACATCTCTTTGTATATTTTCGGTGACACTTAGTTGACCTCTAGCAATATCTTCACTCGACATTTTTTCAAACGCCTTTTGATTTGCTAATAATGTTGATTTTTGTGTATCTGTCAAGTCTGCTAATGCAATTTCTGTTTTACCTTGGAATTCGTCCGATAATGACTGTGGTATTTCGATAACCATTTTACCACCTTTCATCTGTGAAAGGTTTGTTATAAATTCTTTTTCTTTATCCTCCATCACTAATCCACTCATCATTAAATCTGATGCCGCGGATGATCTTTCAGCCGCCGCTATTGCACCCTTGGATAATTCTTCATAACTAATACCTAACTCTTGAGCCATTGCCTTCGCTCTTCTCAAGTTTACACCTGTTATTTCAAATCTTCCTTGTTCCGTGTTATATGTTGCTAATGTACCTGCAGCACCTATTAACGCATCTTGTAATCCCTCAACATTATTTGTTGCCATGTACATTAATTTCAATGGATCATTAAAATCACCTATAGCGCCACCTAAGACTTGGAGATTTGCACTTAATTCTAATGCACTTTCAGGACTAAAGACTTTATCTGCTAATTTATAAACAGAATCCATACTCATTCTAAATTCTACAGATTTTTGTACCATTCTAGCTAAACCATCAACCCCATTTTTAAATCCAAACTCATTTAATTTACCTAAATCAGTTCTTAATAGTTCTGTGGTTTTTTTAGAATTTAAACCTAATGATAATGAACTAACACCAGCTTTATCAACAGCTTTCATAGCATCTGCCGCACCTAAACCAACTTTTTCAAATTGATTAAATAATGCACCCATTTCGGAAAGATTACCAACAAAAGATCTGGCTGTTTTCGCTGCTGTTTCTATTGTTTCTCTTGAAATTATATTGAACCTACCACTTTCAGTCATCATGTTTGTCATCATACTGGTAAGTTGTTCCATACCGTAACCAAATCTTAAGGTAGCCGGATATGCTGATATAATTTCTTCTCTTACACCTCTAGATAATTCTCCTTGTAATCCTACTTTTTCATTAATATCGGTTCTTAATTGTGCTTCTTGTTGTAATTGTGTTGTAATTCCCTTCCCAATATCACCTAAGGCTCTCATGGCCACTTCTTTTAATCCCTCGATATTTTCACCTTTTTTATTAATGATATCCAAAACATCCGATACATCATAAAATTCCTCAGCACTATACTGATAGGTTTGTGTTTTTTGTGTTCCTAATAAAGACTTTAACTTGTCGTTAATATTTGCGACTATTCCTTGTTTATTATCATCCCCACTTGTGCTTGGGATATTTCCACCACTTTCGGTTTTTTTCATGTAAGACCAAAGATCGTTTATGTCTTTAGAACTCGCATTTGAATCTAAAGTTTTAATTTTATTTGTAAAACTTGTTTTATCACCGTTTGCGGACTTAAACGCCGTTATTATTTCACCTAATTCCATTAAAAGGATGTTTCTATATAAATAGATTATTATTTATTTTCACCCTCTATTATGTAGTTGATGTAGTACCTTCTAATATACACTGGCATGGAAAGAAGGTCACCATATGAAAACCCTTTTCTAATTAAAAATAAAATTTCGTCTAATTGTCCCTTTTTATATTCCGTAGAAAGGGCGAAAAAATTCAACCCCAAAACCGATTTCAACTTCGATTTCTTCTCCTGATGGGGTAATTACTTTTTGTGTTAAATCTAATCCAGGTTTATTTTCTTTTATAAATTTTCTAAAATCCTGAGAATCTTTAATTGGTAAATTTTCAATGAAATTTCTTATTACCATGGGATCCCTGTTACTTGCAACAGATTTTATCATGAATTCAAGTTGTTTTGTTACTATTGGTGCAACACCAACTCCATTCCAACTTTTTGTAATTTCATTTATTTCTTTTTCTTGTTTTTGAGTTAAGAATTTAAATGTTATATCGACTTTACTTTTATTTAAAGTGTAAGAATATTCACCGTTTGAATCTTCTTTTAATTTAAAATCTTTTGTTTTTAATGTTGATAAATCTACATCAAAACTAAATTCATCTCCTGTTTTAGGATCAGTAGTTGTGATTTTATATTCCGTTCCAAATGCTGTATTTCTTAAAAAGATTAGAACCGCTTGTTTATCTTCATCAACTAATTCTTCTATATCAAAATCTCTATCGAGTATTTTTCTTTTTAATAACTCTTCTGTTACTTTATTTGTTGCAATTAAACTTGGTGATGATAGTATATTTTCATCAGAAGCTGTTAAATATGAAACCTTTAATGATTTCTTTTTATTCAAATAATGTATCCCTTTACTTGGTAATTCTATAACATCGTATGCAATTGTTGGGTCCAAATTATAATTTTCCATATAATCAATATAATAAATTTGTGTTTATAAGTAAATAATATAAAATAAAAAACCCAGTAATTTCTTACTGGGTTCGTATTTGAAAGGTGAGTATTAATATACTTGAATACATCTGTCCATTCTTAGGTTACATGTAATAGTTGCCAATTCATCTCTTGAATAATCTAATTCATTAAAGTTTAAATCAGTGATGAAACATCCTTCTAAAATCCATTTTTCTACAACAACACCTGTTGGGTCTAACATTTCTAAATCAACGTTCTTTTTGTAACCGGCTGCATATCCCATTCTTCCTGTTACAGATTCAGCATGTAAACGTAACCATTCCATTAATGCTTGAGAAGCTGACGGTCCAATTGGATCTTTGAATGTTACTCTAATTTCTTGCCATTCAAATTGACCAGCCACATAGGTAAATGTATTAAGAAAAGGAATTTTAACTGAATTGATTTTTACATTAGGTCTAGCGGCAGATGTTACATACCACTCGTTGATACCCAATGATGATGGAAATCTAACGATAAACCTGTTTTGACGTTTCGGCTCATAAGGAGTCGGCATCTTCATTAATAAATCGGCCATATCTTGTATTTGTTAAGTTTTTTGTTTATTTATACTTTCTTATAAATATGTACTATTTGGAAATAATTTTTTTTGATATTCTTGACATTATCAGAAATTTTTCGTATTTTTTTACTAGTTCCAGTTTAAAGTTCTAGAAACTTCTAAAAATATTTAAAACATCAACAATAAATACCAAAATAATCAGATTAATTCAATATCTAGTTCTAGTATACTGGGTAAAATATAACAATATAAATTTTATAAAAATTGGTTCCATGTGGAACCTTCTATGAAAAGATTAATTACATTTGGGGATAGTTGGACAGCCGGTCATGGTGTTGAAGATAATATTGAGTATAAAGAAGATGGTAACCCTTTGATTGGGAAGGGGTTTTTTATCAATTTAAGGAGGTTCAACTCTTGGCCCAGATACCTTTCTGATAAATTAGACTGTCCTTTTGTTAATAATGGTTATAGTGGTTCTGGTAACGATAACATAAAAGAAGAGATCAAAGTATTGATTGATAATAATTTACTTAATCATGAAGATGTAATTGTTATTATGTTTTCATATCCACATAGAAACAGAGACGGATCGAATGCAAATGACCCTGTATCGGTTTTTAATGAAATTGACCAATTATTGGATGGATATAAAAGGTTTTATTTCAATTCATTCTACCCAACTTTTAAAGATGAAGTAAATTTTGATGTGTCAACTCTTCCCCATTATTTCATTAATCCACGTGGAACGGTATCTGATTATTTAAGAGATTATGAAATTAAACATGACATTTCAGTATGGGAATATGGAAGTAGGAGTGTTTGGAATGATGAGAAAAATTTTTACGAAGGGGACTACCACCCAAACCTTTTAGGGTACAAGTTAATAGGTGAACACATATATGAAGAAATAAAGAAACATCTATAAACAAAAAAGGGATCCAAATGGACCCCTTTTTTTATAATTTAATATTCATTATATATTTTCAAATGAAGCACCTGTAGGTGTTATAACGAATTCTAAATCAATGAATTCCAAAGATCTAGTTGGTTTTACATAAATCTTTCCTCTAAGTGTATTTGCATCAATATCCTCAGGATCATTTGACACTGTTACACGGAACTCATATAGACCTCTTTCTTTTTTAATTGATTCTAAAATTGGGTTTACCAATCTCAAGAATTCATTTCTAACTTGTTCGTCATTTTGTTCGAACAACAATCTAACTGCCACCGCTGATATTAGTTTTCTTGCTCTTAACAACAATCTTCTTACGTTAATTCTGTCAAGTGCAGATTCTCTAACTTGGAGAGTCTTATTACCCCAAATAATAGTACCTGTATCAGAGAATGTCGCAATTGGGTTAATTCTTGCCTTGTATAAATCGTCTCTCTCATCAAGAGTTAATTTTTTCTGTGCCTTAATAGCATTTACAAGTCCTCTTGAATAACCTGCCGGTGCGAACCAAGGATAGGATACATTATCAGTTAAAGCTATATTTTTTACCACTTCTCCTGTCGGTGGAATGTAAAGTTGTGTTGCGTTGTCAGAATCTCTTACTTGTATCCAAGGCCAATATGTTGCTGAGTAGTTAGTATCAAGAGAAATAGAATCCAAATCATCAATTACTTCTTCAGATGTTGTTACATTTGGTGAATTTATGATGTATAAAGAATCTGCTCTATCATTTTCAACCATATCTATCGCTTGTGAAACTAATGAACTATGATCAAAGAAATTTATACCTGGAGTTGCAAATACGTTAATATCCACAGCCTCAGGATTAGAATAAGTATTGATACCATCTAAGAATGCATAATAATCAGAATTACCCGCTGATGAACTGAATACACCACCATTTGTTGTATGACCACTTAAGTAAACATTTTTACCAAAAATATAAGGATCACTATTGGTTCTATTTTGTCTGTAGATATCCCAACCGTCGAAACCACCACACACAGCAAATGTAAATTTACGATAAGCTGATGTATCTAATTTACCTTTATTTGTACCTTCTAAATCATAAGGAGTTGTCTGGAACATATATCCAGTTTCTGTGTCACCTGTAATACTTGATGCATTTGTGGATAAATGGAAACCTGTTGTTGTTTTAGATGTACCACTACCTTTATACTTGAATAAACCCGAATCAAATTTGAATCCATTTTGAGAAGATAAACCTAATGATACTTTCTTAACTTTATCTCCATTAGATGTTTCACCAGAATAAAGAGATGAATTAGGGAAGAAAGAATCACCAGAATCAAAATATTCAGTTTTATAAGTTACAGAACCCAATCTTGTACTTCCACTCAAAAATGATGATGTGTATCCTTTGAAACCAGCTGGAAATGCGTCGGTAGGATGGTTATCCGCCATAGATAACATAATATATTTTGAACGTAATTCATATTCACCGTCAGATGTACCAACTTTTCTTGCAACATAACCAGGCATATCGGGATTCATAGAACATCTTGAGAATTTTTCTAATACAACTAAGTTGTCATCAGTGTCGTTAAAATCACGAACAATTAAATCAAATTCACCAGTGTCTAAATCTATGTTTTGAATCATAATTTTTACTTGTTCATTAGATGCGTCACCGTCTGAAATTGTTATAACTTGGAATAATTCAGATACTTGACCACCACGAACTTCTGAAACCACCATAGGTGATGAAGCGGTATCCCATTGTGATAGGAAATTATCGTCATCATCGTTATATACTAAAGTAGTACTTAAACCAGTAACGCTTCCTTGCTTATATGTTGAGTCTAAAAAGTTTGGATAAACTTCATGTACATACAATGGAAAATCTTCTTTGTTTTTATCGAAAACACTTGTACCTAACACCTTAGTTATATATTTTGTTGATGTTGGATCAAGTGAACATGTGAAAGATTTAGCACCGGTAGATCCGGTAACTTGAATTACAAATTCAGACAAAGGACTTCCTGTAATTGTGGAACCAGATAGTGTAACCGTTAAATTACTAGTTGACATACCGGATACTTCATAACCCAACACCTCTGAAGTGTAACCACCTCTAGATCTAAGTGATGCCACAATAAGATTAGTAGAACTATTGGATGTACCTAAAGTTTTAATTCCATAGGTTTTACCAGCCCTATATCCCGTGAGACCCAATACTCTTGTTACGAATAATTGATTTGATTCCTGTAAATATGATTTGGCTACATATGGTAATTCATATTTTGGGTTACCGTTACCGTACTTTACAGGGGAAGTTGTTCCAAAATATGATTTAAACTCATCAAAACTAGTTATTAAAATTGGTTCGAAAGCCGGACCTTTTAAGGTCTCACCAACTAATCCTAATGTCGTTACACCAACACTCTGTGCCACAAATGTTAAATCTTTCTCTGAAGTGTAGACACCTGGAGAAACGAATACTCTGTTTGAATTTGCCATTGATTAATGTTTGGTTAAATATTTTTATTATTTAATCTATAAATATCTTTGTTTTTACCAAAGATTTCCCAGTTTTTTTCTATTTAGATAGTTATTTATCTAAAATTATCTTTTATTATCTATGAATGAAGAAGTGAAAACAAAAAATGTAAAAATTAGTGAGAAACATCACGAAATATTAAAAAATTTTTGTGATAGAAATGGTTACAAAATATATAAAGTTTTGGAAAAGTGGATTGAGGAAAATTGTAAACCGAAAAAGAAAGATATCTACGGAGAATAGATTAATATAAATAAGTTATACCAATTTTAGATCCTAATGCTGGCGAAAAATTTAAAGTTATGGTGTGTCTTCCACTAATATCATAACCAATACCTTCTTCCTCTATTAATCCATTAATGTCAAGAGTAACAACACTATCAATATCGTTTAAGGTGTTATATACTAAAGTCGTTCCATCATAATCAAAGTATTCTGTAGAAACTTGTGTGAATTTTTTTCCAAATCTGTCAAAGATTACATTATTTGTACCTTTGTAATATGTTATTGTTATAACACTACCTTCATAAGGTGGTGAAGTAAAAGTAACTTTTGATGTGTACGCTATGTGATAATAGTCGACATCTCTCTCTTGTATAAGACCGTTTATTGCAACATTAAATAATATACCAATACTCTCTCCGACACTGAAAGCTGTTTGTAGACCATCTGCCACAAATGTAACAACCGTTATGTCTATTGTTTTGTTTATATATTTCTTCTGTAAATTTTTAGGTTGGATGAATTCATTCATAAGAAACATTCTACTGACTGCTGGCTTTACCTCAAATTCTTCACTATCCACCAAAAACCCTAACATGGTAAACTTATAATTTTGTATATAGAATCTTCGACCATCTAACGTATCCATAGGTGTGTTGTCATCAATACTATCTAAAACGATTGGTATGAAATGTCCTTTTACAGATGTATATGCTTGTCTTGATGAGAATTTTTGTAGAACAATTTTATTAAATCTATTTAAATCTCTGATTTTGTTACAAACAATTGAAATTTCGTAGGTAATATCAACCGCCACAGGTTGAGGTATTCTGTAAACATCAGCACCTAATTGATTTCCGTTCCAAGTAGGAACAGAGGCATAATAAAATGTTTGTCTATCGGGTATTGTTCTTTGTACAACAGGATTTGTACCTGGTTGAACATCTGGTTTTCTAATAATTGCAATAAAAGGTAAATCTATATTACCATCATCATCAGAAAATTCCCATGTGTTCTGAAATTGAGCCCACCTTTGAATGGTTAGAATTTTTGGAATAATGGGTATGTTTTTACCATCAGAGACAACAACAAAATTTTTCTTAATAAAATCTAACATACCCCCATCTAAATCTTCGTGTAGAATAGAATCAGGTAAGAAACTATCCGATTTTGTTATTCTATCTAACAATTCTTGCCTTCTGTCCATTAATTGTTTACCTTGGTAATATTCCTTACCACCGTAAACATTAATATTATTTTTTCTTTTTGGTATTCCCATTTTATACTCCTCTAAATTCACCCTCTTTTACAGGTGCACATGTTATTGTTCTATAATGTGGTTTATAACCAAACATTTTGTGTTTATTATCTGCTGTTACTTTACCATCATTGGTAACGGTATAATATCTTACTTTGGTTTCTGATTCAGGATAACCAATATAATCACCGTATTTGATATCCACATTTAATTCTTGTAAATGTTTAATATAAACTGAAATTGTAAGGTTTCCTGGTTCGTTATATCTGATTAACCCATTTTTATAAGATGAATTTTTAGATTCGTCTATTTTTACCAAACCATTAATTTCAATAGGTGGAAAATACTTAATCTCGTCTTGGCCCACTTCACCATATATTGCGTCAGTATCTGTTTTTGTTCTATCTACTCTATAAAGAACCAACTTCATATTTAAATCACCATGAAGATACTCTTGACCCATTTGAATATTAATATCAAAGTCATCTTGAGAAAAGAACTTGGTGAGTCTTGTGATTGGTAGTTTATTGTCCATATCCTTATAAATAGTTTAAACTAATTTATATATCCTCTTTTGACTTCAACATTTCATACCAAACCATGTCTTCTTCTATATACTGAAGGGTTTTTTTGATTTCTACTGGATATTTTTCTAAAAAAAAATTATAAGTATCCTCTTTTGTAATAATTTTTGAAAATTGTAAATACGTGTGTTTTTTTTCTTCTAATTTTATATCTAAACCACTTATTTTTTTTACAAAATCGGTTAAATTTTCGATATTGATTATTTTAAACTTATAAATTTCCCATTTTTCAAATAATTTATAATAAAATCTGGAATTGAAATGTTCATCACCAAACTTATTATCTGAAATTCTATTTATTATATTTTCAATACCTCTTCTATCTATATTAAAATATTCAGTATGTAAAGCCGAATAAAAAATTTCATACGGATTTCTTATAACAACATATTTAATTTTTTCCCAATTTATGTTATTACTAAAAAGATTAACGATTTTTGGCTGACCAATAAAATTATTTATTTCGTTAAAATATCTTGACCCACATTTATTTGGAACAATTATTGAATCTTGGTATACTTTACCACCCATTACTATATATAGTACAATATAAAAATTATTATATGTATATTAAATAAGATATGATACCAGAGATTGAAGCTAGGGAAATATTATCTAATTACGAGGGATCCAACAATCAATTATTGGAATGGAAAAGGAAATTCATTGATGTTAAAAATTTTAAACTTACACGACCTCAAGCAGAGTACGTTTTGAAATATAAAGACATAAACCCGAAGGTTGCTCGTAAGTATATTAAAATTGTATCTACGTTTGGTGAAAAGATACAGGAAGATAAATTATTACCCTTACCACCAGAACAGATATGGTGTGAAAAATTATTATGTGAAACAGAAAAAGCGTTTCATATATGGGGAAAGGTTTTAGATTCAGAACAAAACACTTCTTTTTGGTTACCGAAAGCGGCTGTTGTACAACCCGAAAAAAAATTAAATAGGGTTATTGACTATTCTAAATATGAAAAAAGACCACCTATGGAACACCAAAAGGTAGCAATTGAAAAATTATTGGCAAATGATAAATTTATTCTTGCCGATGATATGGGTTTGGGTAAAACAACATCAGCGGTTATTGCTTCTTTAGAATCAAATGCCAGTAAAATTCTAATAGTTTGTCCAGCTTCTCTGAAAATTAACTGGCAAAGAGAGATTGAAAATTATTCGGATAGAAGAATATTAATTGTAGAAGGTAGAAAATGGGGATCAACTTTTGATTTTTATATAATCAATTACGACATATTGAAAAATTATCATACAACAGACAAAAGCGAAGATAGTGATGATTATAAGTTATTGGTGAACGAAAAATTTGATTTGGCGATAGTTGATGAAGCTCATTATATTTCTAACACGACGGCAAATAGAACAAGACTTTTAAATGACGTATTAAATACCATACCTAAAGTATGGTTATTAACAGGTACCCCTATGACATCAAGACCGATTAATTATTTTAATCTATTAAAAATAGTGGAATCACCATTAACATTAAATTGGCAAACATATGTTAGAAGATATTGTAAAGGATTTCAATTTAGGGTCGGAAATAGAAAAGTTTGGAACACGAGTGGTGCAAGTAACTTAGATGAACTGAGGGAAAGAACAAAAAACATTGTACTACGTAGAATGAAAACAGACATATTGGATTTACCCGAAAAAATAGTAACACCTATTTTTGTGGAATTAAATTCAAAAATGTATGATGAAGAATTAGAAGAGTTTACAAGAATCAGTAAAGAAAATAAAGAAACTGATACAATAAGTGTAACATTAAACCGTTTGATGAAGGTTAGACAGTTAATATCCTATGAAAAAATACCATATACATGTGAATTAATTGATAGATGTTTAGATCAAGGAAAGAAGGTAATTGTGTTTACAAATTTTACAATGACTTTGGATATTTTACATGAAAAATATAAAAAACAATCAGTTGTTTTAGATGGAAGAATGACCAAAGAACGAAGACAAGAATCTGTAGATAGATTTCAAAAAGAGGATAAAATAAAAATATTCATTTCTAACATTGTGGCTGGTGGGGTTGGGATAACTTTAACTGCGGCTGAGACTGTAATTATGAATGATTTATCTTTTGTACCGGCACATCACAGTCAAGCAGAAGATAGAGCATATAGATACGGACAAAAAAATAGTGTATTGGTTTACTACCCAATATTTGAAAATACGGTTGAGAAAATAATTTACAATATTTTACAAAAAAAGAAAAACATTATAGACCAAGTAATGGGAGATGGTGAATATTCAGAATCTTTTAGTAAAGATTTAATTCAAAGTCTACTCTAATTTATTTAATGTATTAACGTATAGTTTTTTTGGAAACTTAAAAACAGGTTTTCCGTATTCAATTAATTTTTCAATACTTTTATTGTCATTTTTGAAAATATAAATTTGTTTTTCTTTCGGTACATAAAAAACAAACAACATCACATCTTCATAGTTTTTTAAAGTCATTGAAACTCTAACATAATAATCATCACCTCTTTTTTCACATCTATATACACCTTTTATTTGTGTACCACAACGTATGGTATCACCTGTTTTTTTACTTTTCACATACATTATACAATCATGTCCATTAAACATATCAACAGGATCACCAGGTAATTCGTCTCTAATTTCTATGGCAAATGACTCTGGTAGATATTTTTTCCAATTTTTTCTCCAATCGTTTGTATGTTCTTGACCCGCTAACCAAGACCTATAACAATACTCTCTTAGTTCCCAATAAAATTCATTTTTATCTGAAATTAAATGTTCTTTATATTTTTCAGCATGTCTGAACATTTTTCTAATGTTGTTAAAATTATGTGTGTAATCTTTATTAAATGTTATAATGTCTAAATTTCCATCTAACTTTAATAATCGGTTAACTTCATTTTTAAAATGTGTTAATGCGGTAAAATTTGTGTTTCCTCTGTTTATATGTCCCCAATACTCTTGGTTTTCAATGATCTCAACAAGACCATAATATGAAGACCCATTTTCCTTTGTTTTTTTTATCCATCTACCTTTTTGTTTACCGTATAGACTAAAAAAAAGATCACCCCAAAGTTCAATTACCTTGTTTTTAAGAACATTATCGGATAAAATGTATTCAAAATCCGAAGTTTCATCAGACGTGTAGTTTTTAAGTTCGGATAATTTACTGATATACATAATACAAATATAAAGTATTTATTAGAATATACCAAATATGTCCACTATTATATCAACAACAGACAAAGAAAAACTATATACACAAGTATTCCATTTATTAGGTATGCCAGTTAGAGGTATAGAATTAACGGAAGAACAAATGGATACTTTTTTAGAACTATCTCTTTCAGAATATGAACAATATGTTAGTGATTGGTTAATTGAATCTCAATGGTCAGCTTTAGCTGGTTTAGATGTTGATACCCAATCTCTTACAAGGGCATTTACTACAAGAAGTTTAGATTATGAAACACAATACACATACTCATATTCAAAAATAGTTGGTCTACAAGCTAATGGTCCATGGGAACTTAAAAAAGATTTTATTACTTTAAGTGCAACAACACAAACATATGAAATTCCCGCCGGCCGTGAAATAAACGAATTATTATGGTTTACGAGAGCTGAATTAACAGACTCAATTGTGGACCCCTTTTTAGGTGGATTTGGTGGACTTGGAGGAGTTGGTTTTGGTGGTGTTGGTGGATTTGCTCAAGTCGGTGCATCGGGTTCTTATTTCTTATTACCCGCATTTGATCTTTTACTCAGAATGGGTGATAGAAACATAAAAAACAGATTAATTGGTGGTGAATTAACATATAGAATTACGGCAGGACCTGAAGGGAAAAAATTAGTTCATTTATATAATGTTCCCGGCGGAAGATTTGATTTTGGTTCAATAACAAACAATAACTATAAAGTTTGGTATTGGTATTATGATACAACTGATAGAGACACTTGTTTATCTCAAAATAAAGATGTTATTAAATTACCCTCTGATGTTGATGTTGAAGAACTAACTTGGAGTGTTTTAAATAAACCCGCACAAAATTGGGTTAGGAAATATCTAATTGCGTATGCGAAAGAAGGATTGGCAAGAATTTGGGGTAAGTTTTCTGGTGATTTACAAGTTCCTGATAGTACAATAAAACTCGATTACAGTACTTTACTTACAGAAGCAAAAGATGAAAAGTTAAAATTAGTTGAAGAATTGATGCAAAGACTTGAAAGACTTCGTCCTGATAAGTTATTAGAAAGAAAAGGAGCTGAGGCCGAAAATTTAAACAAATCACTCAAGTTTAGACCAATGCAGTCCCCTTTCAATGTTATTTAAGATTCTACCGCGTGATATGCGAAATCATTTCCATTTGTTTCAATAATTTCATCCTCATTACTAATTGTACTCTGTGCTTGTAATGTTACAACTCTTCTGTTATGTTCAACCCAATATTGATCTACTAAATCAATACTATTTTCAACATACATGAAAAACGGATCTTTGTTTACTCTGTTCCAAAATAAAACTTCACTATCAGATAATGTCATAACTTCTTCGAACTTATCTTGACCATCTTCCTTTAAAGGGTATCCATTAACTAATTCACATTGTAATTTTGTAAAATACTGTCTTTCGTTTGGATTTTCTATCAAAATATCATCCCTAATTTCAGTTTTGAAAACACATAATAACGGTTCAATTCTTTTGTTGAAGATACTCATATATCGAGCAACATTATAATCGCCTGTCATATCAGGATTGTTTTGAATTTCTTTTTCAGAAATCATGTAACAATTAATTTCTAAATAGTCACTCGGCATCTCGTAACCATTTTTATTCAAAAACTCTTCTTTAGCCTTTTTAGTTGGTTTAGAAATTTTTTGAACATCACCAGAAGATTTTTTTATACCATTGTTTACATAGTATATCGTCTCACCAAGACCAGCGGGATAGTTATTTTGAATAACTAATTCCATATGTGCCTGCCTTGACATTAAAGAACCTGCCTTAGTTGTTTTCTTTATATGTTTTTTGTAATCATCAACAGATTGTTTAACACGAGACTTATTTGCAATTTTTGAAAGAGGAATTTCTTTATTGAAAATTTTAGATACATAATCATAGTATAATTCAATAAAAGACACACCGTCACCATTTAAAAGATGTTTTAATCCTTCATCTAAGAAATCAACAATGTATTGTTGTAATTTTTTTGACTTAATTGTATTACCAGTTAATTTTATTTTTTCTTTACCCTTTTTTAATAATTTAATGATATAATTTTTTCTTGAAACATTAATACATGCGGGTGCCATATAGTCAATATCTAAACCCATTTCGTTTCTCATGAATATATCATTAAATTCTGCCGTATCCGCTTCAATACCTTTATACTCTTTTCCAACTTCTACTAATTCATTATTACCTTTACCAATGTATATGTGATTTTCAACATCATCAGGAGTTTCAAAATTAACACCATCAGTGTCCATTACAAGTGGTTTGTATCCTTTATTCATAAAAAACATAATCATCATACGTAAACATTGACGACCTGTACATGTGATTGTTTCACCCATATTCATGTCACCCCAAGGAAATACTTGTGGTGCAGATAATGAACCAAAATAGGCATTAATAAAAATCTTTATTGGTAATTGTTTACGATCATACATTTCCGCTTCAACAGGATTTGTTTTTGCAAGTTCACCAGCAAGACGTTTATATTTTATACGAATGTTACGGAAATATTTTAACATTGATTTTTGTACACCCATAACATCACAATCAGGAAATACATCATATACAAGTTGGATAGATGGATAAAGTGACGCATAGTCAAACTTAACAATATTTTTAGAATAACCAACATTTAACAATCTTGACAATCCTCCTGTAATAGCCCTTTTATCATCTTTACATGGTATCGCCAAATTATTTTCATAGGACCAAGCTAACATGATAATTTTCCACAACGTTGCGGTACCCATTGTTGCAATCCTTTCATATGTTGTTGGTACTAATTTAGAAAGTAAAAAGGTTGATTGAGAGAAAGAATCATCAACAATCATAGTTTCATACAAGTCATCATCAAGGTATTGTTCTACTATTTTTCTACCTGGCCAAATTTCATATTTACCAGGATATCTCTGTAATAAATTTTCTGTACCGGACTCACCAATTTTTTTATATTTTCCTGTTTTTGGGTTTACATAATAACTTTCATTATCAAGATAGATTTTAGAGATCCAAGCACCATCGACATATACACGATTTTCTTTTTCTTTTTCCAAATACTTTGTTATATATTTTAATCCCCAAGATTTAATTTCCGAATTAATTGCCTGTGCCCTACGAACGGCATGTGCAATATCAATAATATTAAAACCCCAAATAATATGTTGAGTATACGGTTCAACTTCATTTGCAAGCTTTAACATACCTTCCTTTTCGGTAATTCCTTTAGAAGTAAAAATCCCTGTTAGACCTTGAACATCAACACCTAATATTTGTGCTCTTTTTAAAATAAATGGCCAGTCAAAAGAGGCCGAATTATATCCACCAATAATGGTTGGTTTTAATTCTTTAATAATATTAAAAAATTCTTCAATACATTTTTTTTCACCGTCTTCACCAAAAGCTGGTATTGTTTTTTCTAAACCACGATTATCTTTTACACCTATTAAAATGATATTATTTTTTTCAGGTTCTAATCCGGTCGTCTCAATATCAAACACAAAACGATGTACACCAGAATAATCATCAATACCTTTAAATAATCTTTTTTTCTTATCTATAAGATATTGTTCAACAGGAGACAATACCTGAAAATATTGTCTAAAATTATCATTCCACGGATCAATACCACCTTCTCTAAAAAAACTTGTTAAATTTGTATAACTCTTTAAACTTTTTACAAGATATTTTAATCCATTTTCTAAACGTTCGTTACCATGGGTCTCTAATTTTTCAATTAGAATACCATGTTTTGTCATTGCTCTTTTTTGTAAAGTTTTAGAATTATTGTAAAAATTCAAACCATTTAAATCACCCACCCAAAGAAATGGTATGAATTTATCTTCTTTGATGATTTTACCTCTTTCAGGATCTTGTATAATTTTATAAATTTTATTTGTTGGGTAATCGTATTCAACCCCAACAATATACTCTTCTGGATCAGAACCGTTAAGGAAATTTTCAATAATTTCCTGAGAAATAACTTCTTTCATATTATATTATTTTAATTGACACATTAGCTTGTGATGTTGTAATCACAATTTGTCTTGTATTCAAAATATAAATAAAAAAAGCTTAATAAAAAAATTATATTGAATTCAAAATTTTTTTGGCAAATTCAATATCGTGTTTGATATTATG